TATTGAATTTTCAAGGTTCAACACACCACATCGGTGTGGGAAGTTTTAGTTAGTTACTAATATCCTCATTTTTTTATAATCCACTGTTCTCAGTATAAAACACATGCTCTTCTCACGTCAACCAACCTAATTGGCAATGCATAATATAACCAATAGTAAGAACTCTGTCTTTGCCAGCATTTATCTTCCTGCCATATCCCGTTCCATCTTTTCCGTTAATCCATCAAACACTCCGCAAATTTCTGTTGCATCCTTTTTCCTTCTGGTTTCTGTATAAGCGGAGTAGAAATTTTGTGTAGTAGATACATTCTGATGTCCGAACATTCTTGATACTACTTCAATTGGAACATCATGATCCAGTAGATAAGTCCCTGAAGAACCTCTTAAAGAATGGGGATGCAGGTCTTTGTTAATCCCAGCTTCTTTTAACCATCGCTTCAGTTTTTTATTGAGATTAGACGGTGATAATACATTTTTATTTGTTCCTGGAAAAATCAAATCATCTGCATTTATTCCTTCACATCTTCTATGTAAAATGGTAGCTGCTGCTGCGGGTGGTGTTAAAATTCGGATTGAATTCATTGTTTTTGTACGTCCGTCTTCATAAGCGCCGGTTCGTTTAATGGATAGTTCACCTGTCTTTTGGCTCCAGTCCCTTTTTCTTAGCCCAAGAATTTCTCCTGGACGTGCTCCAATAAGTAAAGCAATCGTAAATACATCTGCGCATGTAATGTCTAAGGGATATTTATTTTCTTCTCTCATCTGTTGAAAATATCTCAGTGCCTTCTCGATTTCATCCCCTACGAGAAAATCTGCTTCTGTTTTCGCAGGTGTACTCTGTTTAAATTGCCTGAGTACAACTGCCGGGGATTTTTCCGGGCGGTACATATAGTATTATTCATCTACAGCGGCCACAACAAGCCGAATGATCCGGTTTAAAGTAGATGCACTATAATATGCATATTCCGGCTCATGTTTTTTCTTTGTCGTACGCTTATCATACCGGGCATTGGAAAGTTCTTTTCTGTAAGCTTCCATATCTTTCATAAATATTCTTTTCCAGAGCAGCTCTGGCATCTACCCGATTTTTTCCGCTGCCTTCCAAACGCTCAACAGTCCCATCAATCAGGGTTACCCATTGCCGAGCTCTTATATACGTATTTCCATATTTTTCATATTTCCGAAAAGTAATATTATTTTTGTTTCCATTTGGATCCGTATTTGTTTTCATAGTCCACCTCATAAATTATTTTCTATTTAGAGTATGGAGAATTGATATCATGCAAAAATAATTAACTCATAACTTTTTAACTTATAAATATTAATTAGAAATAATAATAAATTCAGAATCTAAATTTCCCAGTTTTTTCTGTTATATCTCTTCCAAAATAACACTTATAAATACTTATTAGTAAAAATAATATCTAATTCAGGACCAAAATCTGGTTTTTCTGGTGGAATGGTGGTGGAAAGTCATTTTTCCACCAGCTTTTCCACCAGTTTCCACCAAAAATATCTTAAAAATACTTATTCATCCTTAACACCCAAGACCACAAAAAAATCTCCCCAAACTGCCGGAAACCCTTGATTTTCCTTGCTTTTTAGGGAGATTTTTCTTTCAGATTTAAAGCCACTGGCCGGACTCGAACCGGCGACCCACGCATTACGAAACGGACTTTGCAAGAATAAATATTCATGTATAAATGGTAAGCGCTGATAAATACTTATTTTTACATTGCGTATATATGCGAATAAATGCATACTAATACATTTTGTAACATGCAAATATACTCTACAACAAAAATTGGTAGTCAAAATGGTAGTCAAAAAAATTGGGTCAGATAAATTACTGGCCCTTTCTTAATTTTTCAATATTTCTATTGTTTCTACCATTCCTAAAAACTTATTATTTTACAAGAACTGGATACTGTAAGGCGCCGTTCTGATCTGGAGTAAGTATTATCGGATCAGTTGCCATGCGACCATCCTGATCCAGGTAGTACCACTTGCCATTTATGGTCTGCAAGCCTTTAAGCATAGCACCGTCAGAGCCAAGGTAATACCAAGAGCCTTTGTACTGGTACCAAGTGTTGGATACCATGAAACCAGCGCCATTGAACCAGTACCATTTGTCTCCATCATGATACCAGGCATTTCTAACATATTTTCCAGAGTTATCATAAAAGCGCCAATGATCATCCTCCTTTACCCAGCCCGCTTTTTGCACCGGAGTAATAAAGAGTGCCCTTTCTTCTTGGCGTCTTCTGGTAAGACCGGACAGGACTTTTCCTCCGGCCTTGTTGTATGCCAGGATTTTATCCGAGATCTCCTCTTTTGAGCGGGATCCAGATGTAGTCAGTCCATCAATAGATCCGATGTTGTACGCAAATGATACTAGCGCGTCAAACTCGTTCTGGTTCCAGCCATACTTGCTATACTTGTCCACTTTCGGGCCATACTTGACATCAACA